GATGCCGAGACGACAGACCAGCAGCGGTGGGGCTTTGCCCAAAACCTGGGAGATTTGCTTGAGGCACAGGCCGCCCCGGTGGTGCAGGGAGGACAGGCCTGATGCGCGTCTTACATTCCTACCATGCCAGTCCCGGCACGCCACTGACCCTGATGTTTGATACGGATGTGGCCACGCAACGGATCATGGTCCCTGATACCCCCCGCGCGTCTCGCCAGGCGCTCGCGCTGGCCCAGGCGTCCTATACTGCGGAAGCCGCGATTCTCGTGGGCGCCCTGGTGCAGCACTTGCCCGGGGGCCTGGTCGATGCCATTTTTGGCGCATTCTGCGCGTATAAGGCGAGCGTATTGAAAGGATCACCTCTCTCTGAAGGGCACGAAGTATGCGGACAATCCTCGGTTTCCTCCTGAGTGTGTGGACGGTGGCCGCTGCCTCCGCCGCCTGTACGGTCCATATCCCCGATACCGTGGCCCCGGTGGGGGCGCTGGTGTCGATTCCTATTCTCATGTTTGGCCTGCCCGCCTCCTTTGACGATGCGCAGTTGGATGTGTTGTTCCAGGGGAATAGCTTGACGCCCCGCGTGCCGCAGGATGCGCAAGGCACGTGCGTCCGGGAAGCGATCAACTATGGGCGTGATCGCCTGACCTGTGCGGTGCTGCGGAGCGAGGCGTTCGGCACCCCCCATGCGCGGCGCTTGCTGGACTTGCGGTTTACGGTGACGGCCCCCGGGGTCTCGGCGCTGCTGCCGACGCGCCTGCGGGGCGATATTGCGGGTTGTACGGTGCAGGCGGGCCTGCTCGATGCGCGGCCGTAACGAGCAGGCGCCCGTATGCGTCCCAGAGTGTCCCGCCTCGTGTTCATCAGTGTCTGTGCCAGTCTGGCGTTGTCCAGTGCTCACGCCAGTGCGCTGCCTCAGATGGACGGTCCCTATCCTGTGGCGGTCACGCGGGTCATTGACGGGGATACCTTTGAAGGCACGATCAGTATCCCCCTCTGGTTCAATATGACTACCACCGTGCTCGCGCGCATTCGGCCTCGGGGGTACGATACCGCAGAACGGCAGGCCCGCTGTCCCGCAGAACGCGAGTGGGCCATCGCGGCCACTGCGGCCCTCGCACGATTGCTGGAGCAGACCCCCGTGGTGGTGCAGACCCTGGTGCCGGATATGTATGGCCGCGTGATTGCAGATGTGACGATTGGGGAGCCGCCCGTGTCCCTGTCTGACGCGATGCTGGCGGCGGGCTATGCGCGGCCGTATGGGACTGGGCGCCAGTCCTGGTGCGATTAACACCCCTGCGCGGTCCATGGGGATGTGGTTTACGGCACATCCTCGGGGCGAGAGGGTCCGGCCTTCTCTCGCCCCCCGCCAGGCACCGGAGGCCCGTATGTGTCATGGAGCCATGGTTCCAATGCCCCCTGTTCCCCAGAAGGAGGACTTTTAATGGCAAAAATCATGCGATTGACGCCGTATTCCACCACAGCATGCCCCGCGCTGGCTGAAAGAGCAGGATGCCCAGCAGCAGTACGGGCGCGCTGTTGAATGGCAAGAGGGTGCACCTGATGGCGCGTGAACTATCCACCCGCATGACTGCGGCGGCCTACCGGGCCTTGATGCAGCAGGGCGAATCGGGCAACAAATATCATGTCAGCCTACCGGAGCAGCGCCGGTACAATGGCATCCTGTACCATTCCGCCCGTGAGGCACGGCTGGCGTTTACCCTCGATGCCCGGGTCCAGGCGGGCGAGATTACCAGCTGGGCGCGGCAGGTGGATTTTCCTCTGGTGGTCAATGGGCAGCAGGTGGGGACATACCGCGCGGATTTTGTTATTATCCATACAGATGCCACCCGCGAGTTGATCGAGGTGAAGGGCTATTTCCCCGCCCCCGCAAAATTTCGGTGGCGGGTGTTCCTGGCCCTGTATCAGCAGGAGTGGGAATCGCGGGGGTGGACCATCACCCTGGATCGGGGAGCGCGTGCCCATGATTGACCTCACCGCCCAGCGCCACCGCACCCGCATTTATTATTCCTGCTGTCATCTGTTGCGGGTCGCCCGGCCCCGGATGCAGCAGCATTTAGTACGCGACCATGGCCTGTCCGGCGCTGCGGCGCTCCTGGTGCTCCAGGACGCCAAAGATCGGCTGCCGGCCCCGCCGTGGCCTCGGATCGCCCAGGATCCCCGGCCCCGCTGTTCCCGTGATGGCGCGCTGTTGCAGAGTCGCACAGAGCAGCAGACCGGGCTGTGCGACTGGTGTCGGTCCCCCCGGGCGCTGTGTCTGCGTCCGCCGAGTCTCCTGGTCTCCGGGCTGGCGTAGGGCGTGCCGGTCATGACCCGCGCGGCACGGTATCGGCCCCGACGGCGCTCCCGTCCTGAACCGACGCCGTTGCCGGTCACGCCGCAGATGCGCGCCGCCGTGTATGAACTGGAAAAGTGCCTCCCGCTGCTCCATGCCCACGGGCTCCATCTGCTGGCGTGTCGGGTGCAGCAGGCAGTAGAAGTGCTGGCGAGAGAATTACGCCCCCGCAAGGAGGATTAATGCAGAGTTGGCTCCCCTATATTGCCTGGATCTGTACTGCCCGCCGGATTGATGCGGTCCTGGTCGCCGCGCTGATTGAGACCGAAAGTGCGGGCGTGTCCGAGATGGTGCACTACGAGTCACAGCGCAGCCCCCTGGTGCAGCCCGTGCAGTGGGCTGAGCGCCTCGGCATTCCCGTCAACACGGAACGCATGCAGCAGCGCACCCGCTGGGGGTTGCTCCAGATTCCAGGCACCGTGGCGCGGCAGCGGGGCTGTGAGGTGCCGTATTTGACCCTGCTTTGTCATCCGGCCTGGAATCTCGAAGTGGGGCTCCGGCAGATTGAGTGGCTCCTGCCGCAGGTCTATAGCCAGGATGATCTGATCGTGGCGTGGCGATTCGGCCCGCCCCCGCCCCGGAGTGATGGCCCAATGCTTGTCACCTATTCCGCCCCGGCACAGGCGTACCTGGAACGGGTCAAGGCCCTGATGGTCCAGCTGCAAGGCGTCCCGCCGTCCGTGCCCGCCGACTAGTTGAGATTGACGCATTTCCACAGGCCACTCACGCGCACGCACAGCGCCCCGCTCCCCCCATTGGCGTCATTATCCAGGCACAGTGTGGCGTTATCATCGACATCAAACAGGCTATCATCACAGGTGGTGGCGGACGTAATGCGCAGGGACTGCGCCGAGGCGTCTATTTTGGTGCGGATCGTCGTTTTATTCCGCGCCGCCACGGTCGGCGCCGCATTGCCCACCGTGACATAGCAGCGCGGGTGTGCCCCCAGCCCGAGCTGCACGCCAAACACGTCAAGAAGGTCGACCATGCTGTCCACATCGGTGTTCCGAAAGCCGAGCCGGATGGTGTCGCCTGCGGCAATGTTGCATCCCCCAGTGCCCGTGGTGCAGAATTGATGCGTGATATAGTGATACTGCCAGTTCGGCGTGAGGTTCCATTGTCCGCGTGCGACCGGCTCCGTTCCGCCGCCCCCGGTGGCGAGGAGTTCCCACTGGATGCGGCCGAACGTGGGGGACTTCAGCCAGGCCCCGTAATAGACGAGGCGTCCGCTTGCCGTGGTCGTGGTCAGCAGTGCTCGGATATTCGTACTGCCCGTAAACGTAATGCGGTCGGCCAGGCTGGTGCCCAGCGGGTCCACCACCGTATTGGAGCTGACGCTCAGACTGCCTGAGATCGTGACCCAGTCGCTGGCTCCCAGCGCCTCCGTCGCGGTCGCCAGATTCTCTTCCTGCCCCCAGCACGCCCAGGGATTGCCGACCTGCGACAGGGGTCCGGCCATATCTTTCATGGGGCATTCGTCGGGCACCACCTCCCCGTTGATGCGATTATTGGTGAGGCAATAGGACATATCGTCCAGGAGCGTCGTCACCACTGAGCCGCCGACCAGTGTGGTGTTGCTCATGGTAAACCCGTCGACGCTGGTGCCGGTGAAGACAATGCCATGATCTGGGCCGAGGTACGTGTTGTTTTCCATTCTAGTCGCGTTCATCATCCAGGCATTCCCGCCGATGCTCATAAAGTCCGCCGTGACGCCTTCCAGGGCGCTCCCGACCACACTGCCGGTGGAGCCGTCCGTAATCATCAGGGCGGTGGCACAGGCGCCGTAGTGGCCGCCAATGATGCGCGTGGCATTGGGCTGCTCGCCCCCGGTGGCGACCTGGCGGTAGCAGTTCCCCGTTTCGACGTTGCGGACCCAGATATTGGTCAGCGTATTGTAGAACGGGTTGAGCCCCGTGCCCGTCGAGAAGAGGATGCCATCCTGCGCCATGAACTGCACAAAGAGGTTTTCCAGGTGATTGCGCCGCGCAGACGCCAGGCGCAGACCCACGGTGCACGTATAGGGGGCGCTGCTGTCGCTACAGACAATCGCAAAATCTTTGAACGTATTCCGCTCGTAGATAGCGTTGGGGTCCGTCGGCGTCAGGCCCACGCCGGTACTGGGTTGCAGAATCGTATCCCGGAACGAGACGCCCTGGATATTCACGCCAGCGGGGTAGAGGAGTTCTCCGGTATACGGGTAGGTTTTGGCCCCGAGCAGCATCGTGCCCTTACTTGCAGCGACGGCTTCCAGGGCTTTATTGAGGGCGCTCAGCCAGTTGCCCCCACCGTCATACCACCATTCCGGGTAGACAAAATGGCACGCACCTGGGGAAAACGTCACCGTGCCCGCCCCGGCAAAAATGCGATAGGGGCCGGCATCGGGGCAACTGCCCAGGGTCAGCGTGACGCCCGTACTGGGCGTGAGGAGCGGGCCAGGTTCGAGCTTGAGCCGGATATTGGCCGGCACCGTGAGGTTGCTGGTCACGGTCCAGTCGCCGGCGCTCGTGGCGAGTACCCCTGCTGCGAGCGGCCTGCCGATGCGGAGGCAACTGGGGAATGTCAGTTCATTGACGGCAGCACTCAGGCTGGCCTGTCCAGGGAAGCCAATTGGCGCATGGCAGCCGCTCGCGCTCTCATACCGCGTGGCGTTGAGCTGCGGACTGACTGAGCCGACACCGGCCCCGAGGCAGAGGAGTAGACACCAGAGTATTGTTTTGCGCATAGCGGTTCCTCTCTAGGGGGCCAGTTTAAATTCTGCCGTGACGGTCAGTGACCCCACACTGTCAAATGTCCCGCTCGCGGCCGTAATGGTCACCGCCGTGGGGGCCGTCGTCGTGGGCATCTCGTTCGTCGTAAAATCCTGAAAGCCGGTCCTGGTGCCCGCCGTCAGCGCAATGGTGCTGCCCCAGCGGTCCAGGAGGCCGAGCCCGCCGACATGGATGGCCGTCAGGCCATTGCTGGTGCCAAAACTCGTATCAACCTCGATAAACACCGCTTCAATCCGGGCATTGGCGGGAATGAGGGCCGAGGAGGTCAGCGTGGTGGCGCCCGTGTTCGCCGCCACGGTGGTCTCCGCGCCGCCTGGCGTGGTCGTCGGAGGGGCCAGCCCATCGAGCCGCGCCCGCACGCTGGCAAAGCTTCCCTGGGGATTGGCGCCCAGGGTAATCTGGAGTGCTTCAATCGCCAGGAGTAGATCGTTCAGGAGCTCGGCATCGACGCGAGCATTGCTGTCAGGCAGCGGATTGGCGCCGTTGACGTAGCTCGCCACGGTATCTATTGCGCTGGGATAGTCGGTCCCACTCCCTGCGCCCAGTTGTGCCATACTAGTCCTCCCCGCGCTGGTCGCGCAGTTTCTGGCGCAATATCTGCATCAGGCGTTGTCGGTCTAGACGTGGGAGCACGTCCGCCTCCAGGGGGGGCAGCCCCGCCTGCTGCCGCAGGATATTGAGCTGTTGGCCCACCACCTGCCGCAATTGCTGCACGTAGTCAATCACGGCAAGCGTGAGGGCCTCTGGCCCCAGGCGTTCCGTGGCCCGCGTGATGACGACGCGTTCGCTACTCTGTTTGTCCAGGCGTGGCATGGTTACACCGCCTCCGCGGTGATCGGTGCAGCCCAATACACCAGGTCCAGGACGAGGCTGATCGGAATCACCTGCGGCGTGTCGGCTGTGAGCAGGATGTCGGGGTCTTCCGGGGTCACTTCGAGCGTCTCGTCTCCCACCTGGACCAGGAGGGGCGCCACCGGCGCGGGCGTCAGGCGGATGGTGCACTCTGCCACCCCATCCGCCTCGAATGGACTGGGCGTGGCACTGAATACGAGTACCACTTTGGGCTCAATGCGGTCCTCGACGAGCCGATAGGGCGCCTCTCCCACCTGGAAAATCGGATGCCCGCCTGGGACTTCCACCGCGCCCACCGTCTCTGTTTCGAGCAGGGTCACATCCGTGAGACTACTGGAGCGGCGCCGACTGAGCAACGCGCCGGTACTTTTCTCATAGAGCACCGCGTATAACATGGCTATTTCTTCCAGTTCAGCGCTGTCAAGTGGCGATCGTCCATCGTGGCCAGATCGCCTGCGATATTATTCGTCGCGGTCACCACGTACGTTTGCAATAGTGCGGGGAACTCATCCTCAGCGCCCAGGGCAATCGCCAGGCGTGTTTCAGCGGTTTGGTTCTCCAAAATGACTTGCGTGCCTCGCAGAATCTCCCCGGCCGCCGTGTCTTTGCGGATGCGGATGCCGCTACTCAGATCAAACGCACTCCCACTGGCCAGGCCGGCAAAAAAGGTCAGCTGCACCCGCCCGCCTTCCGTCACAAAATTGGCCAGCGTCTGCACCACCGTTTCTACCCCGGTGGTCAACACAATCGGGCTGGTCGTACTGGCCACATCCATGGCGGTAATGGCATTGCTGGCGACGTTGTTGGTATCCACCGCAAACTCGCCAATTTTTGGGCCAGTTACGGCCGCATCCTGAATGGCCGCACTGCTCACGACCTGGGTGTCCAGTTGCGTGGCGGTGGTAATCACCGCGCTACTCTGCGTCAGATTGGCCGCTGTGATGCTCTGGGGCACAATATTGTCGCCATGGACCGTGGCCGTGCCGACCTCGACCACGAGGTCATGGCCGCCACTGTACACGGCCATCAGGACACGCTCACTGCCCGTGTTCAGGGTGGTGCTGGCCTCAAACACGGTACTGCCCAGGGGATACTGGATATACAGCGTTTGCCCAGTCCACTGCGCGCTGTCCGCGCTGACGGTGCGCTGTTCGGTGGCGCCGCTCGGGGTGACATACGTCAGTGTCCCGCCCGTCCAGTTGACGGTATTGGTCACCTCATCTGTCGAAAACACCAGATTATTGGCTGCCACACTGCGCGCCAGGTAGGGCCATTGGCTGGTGGCGCTCTCCGGAGCGCCGCCCTGGCTCGGGGTGGGAATCCCTGGGCCAAACGTATCGTAGGGCAGAATGTGCACGCTGGCGCCCGTGCCCCCGGTCAGGCCCGTAATCACCACGCTCTGCGTATGCGCGCCGACAGTCTGCCGCAGCAGGCCGTTGACGTAGACGCCAAATTTCTCGATGTCCCTGGGGGCCTCCCAGTGTTCCCAGGAGACGAACAGCCCATCAACCAGATTGGTCACGAGGGGAATCACGCCCGACATATCGGGGGGCGGATTGTCCACGAGCAGTGCGGCCGGCGCCACGGACTCCATGCCGGCATCGCTGCGGGCCCACACCCGAATGAGAATCTGTCGTGCCGGGGGCATCCCCCACTGGCTATGGTCCTCACTATTCGCCGCCTGCGTGTAGGCATAGCCCGGTGCCGGAACAAAGATCGGGCCGGCAATCCGATACGCCTGGCCTGGGGCATACAGGTCAATGCGGTAGCTCACGGTAACACTGCCGCCGGCCTCGGGCGGGGGGGGCGCATCCCAGGTAAAGAGCAGGTCGGGGCCATGCCACTGATGCGCCGCGGTCAGCACACTCTGCGCCTCTTCGGCGTAATCCTCCGCGTAGCCCTCGGCATAGCCGCCAATGATCACCTCATCGCTGTCGGCATTGAGCAGGCGCAGGTGGGTCGGCGTGCCGGGGCGAAACTCCGGGGTGGTGCCCCCGGTGACGTGAATGAGCGCTTCATCAAAGCCCGAGAAATTGGGGAGCCCTCGCGTATTGATCGGGACCACGCGATATTGGTACGCAATGCCGGGTACCACGTTCTGGTGCACAAAGTCCAGGATGCCCAGCCCGACATCGCCGACGCGGAAAAAGTCTGCCAGATCGACCGTATCCGTGTCGGGCTGTATCACGGCCGCCTCGACCTCCGCGGCCAGGACATGCCCGAGCATACTGGCGCCGATGATCTCTCGCCGATAGATAATGGCGCCGCCGTAGAAGCCAAAGCCCGCCAGTGGGTCCATAATGTCCCAGGAGAGTTGCACCACCGGCCGCACCCGCCCGCCAATGTCGATGCGTTGCAGCTCGGTCGCTACGAGGTTCAGCAGTGGCGGGGAGGGGCCAAACACGTCGGGCAGGTCGGTGATGGGCGGGAGGACAATCGCCGCGTCATCCTCGTAAACACTGGGATTATGTTCAATGGCTTCAATGAGCACCGACATCTCTGCTGTGCGCCGCATCTCTTTGACTCGGAAGCGAATTTGCGCCGTGTCCGTGGGCGCCGATTCGCCAAAGCTCCACTCGCTGAGGCGGGCTTCGGGGATCTGCGTCAGGGCGGTACTGAGGGTAATAGTGCGGTACTCCCCGGCGCCGGGATGTGTCACCGGGCGGACTTCGGTCGTATCATCCGCCTGCCGCACGTAGAGATGATAGGTTTTGCCGTCCTCAAAGAGCACGGCTTTATCCAACGTGAGTTGGAGTGTCGAATTGTCCGGGTCGTTGGCAATACGCCCGGAGATGCCCCAGCCCGGCAGCGGATGCGCAAAGCGGAAAATCTCGTGCGTAATCAGGCGCAGCGCTTCCAGCCCACATTCCATGGTCAGTGTGCGACGCGGGATACTGCGGCGATTCAGCTCGTACTGCGCATAGCGCTGAATCTCGGCACTCTCCGTAATGCCGCGCACCTCGATGGTCTCTTTGTGGACCTGGGCGGGCCAGTTGGCTTCGGGGGGCCAGGTGAGCACGTCTTGCTGATAGTCGTTGTCAGCGTTGGCGTATTTCACCTCGACCACGTTGACGGCATCGACATCCCGCACGTAGTCAATCTCGACATTCCAGCAACTGGCGGCCGTGAGGAGTTGCACTGGCGGGTCATCGCGGCTCGGGCGCGGTCCCCACTTGCCCTCGCTGTGAATCATCTCGGCCCGGGTGCCCTGCAAGAGCTCCAAAATGGCGTCCTGGTCGCTGACGTAGCGGTCCAGAATATAGTTGAGCGTGTGGCGGGGCAGGCCCTCGACTTCTTCGTCACAGTAATCGGCAAAGGTCTGGAAGGCGGGCAGATCCATGGCGCTATCCGGCAGCTTGAGCCCGTAACGGGGATTGGTCATCAGATCCAGCAGGCACCACGCCGGATTGGTGGAATAGGTCTCTGTGGCCGCAAAACTGCCGACGCGCACCAGGAGCCCGCGTACTTCGACGGTCATGTTCGGGAAATCGCCCTGAATGCCCTCGCTGGCAATGCCCCGAATGCCCAGGAGCGCCGTGTTGTCGTAGCGTTCTGTTCCGTTGACAATCTCCGTGATGCTGGTCAGGGTCGGACGCCAGCGACTGCGCGTGCTACTGGTATTGCCCACACTGAGCAGGCTCACCTCGATGTCGTAGGTTTCCGTGGCGATATTGCGGCGCCGAATCCCAAACCGCACCGGCCCCGCCCGTTCCCCCACAATCTCAATTTGGCGAATCCCCGTCCAGGCTCCCGAGGGACTGACGCGGAACCGATACTCAATGACCACTTTGTTACTGACCTGGGAGCCACTCTCCAGGAAATGCACCAGGCCCTCGTTAAAGTCGATGTTGAGGCCAAAGGCATCGACGGGCTGACTGGTGGTATAGATAATGCCCCCACTCACAATCTCACGGCCGTCTGGCACGGTGAGGCGTGTATCGTTAAAGCCTTCCATGACGCTCTGCGTGGCCAGCCCGGGCCGCGTGTCAATGAGCAAATTCTTGAAGTTATGCGCGGGCTGCTCATTCAGGCGGATGGTTTCTTGATGCACTTCGGCAATACGCCCTTCCGCCAGGCCCCACAGCATATTCCAGCGCGCCGATTTCTCGGTGGCCTGCTCCCGAATCGGTCCTTCGGTGAGCACCTCGCCGCCGGTGGCCCCTGCGGTCTGCAACCCATCGGCGCCGCCCAGGGCAAAGAAATGCGTATCGACGGGCGCAACCACGGTCCAGAGATTATTCAACCAGGGCGCCCCTTTGACATTGCGGATGCGGATCTGTTGTCCGGCGGGGAACCCATGATTGTCAACAAACACCACGACCTGCTCGGGCATATCGCCCCCCCCGCCCCCGACAAAGCTTTCAATCGGCTTGGCCGTCGAAGCGGTTGAGCCATCGTCAATATAGGTGTCGGGATACGTCACAAACGCGGAGAGAATTTGCCCCCCTTTGCGGTGGCGGCCATAGCAGATCGGCACCGGCTGCCCGGGACCTCGCGTACTACGAATCCCCGTAATGGTGTAGGTCGGGTCGTCTTGTCCGGCGCCTTTGGGGGGCTTCGGCGCAAACAGAAAGGCGGTGGCGACGGACAACGCAATGCCCACCGCCAGGGTAATCAGGAATGGCACCGCCTGGACGCCCCATTCGGGCGTCAGCCAGATCTCATCGCCCGGCGCAATGATGGCGGTGTCCCACGCCTCGGGCGCAATCCGGCGCCCACTGATATCGACGTGCTGCCAGGGCTGACCAGGGGGCAACACCGCCCGGACGGTCTGCCCGGCATGCACCGCCTGACGCAGCACACGCCACTGCCCGTCGCGCCCTTTGAGCGGCGTCAGGAGGATGACCAGCTCTGCGGTGGCTACAGGAGCTGCCGTAGGCGGTAGATGAGGAGCAAATGTGGTCGCCATCGTTTGAGTGTCTCTATTGTGACCCCATGAGTTTCGTTCGTATGCACCATATGGACACTATCCATGACCACGCCCAGGTGTTCGGCCGCCACGCCCCGCAGGCGAAAGACCCAGAGATCCCAGGGTTGCGTACACGTGAGCGGGTCGGCGGTGTCTTCATGCCACCAATACTCAGCGACCAGATCCATGTTGTGGCGCGGGTCAGCGTCCAGGTTGATCCCCAGGCCCGCCTGGAGCAAATAGCGCACGAGATGCCAGCAGTTCCACTGGGTATACGGCGCCCCGATAATCTGCGCGTTGGTGGCTTCGGCGTCCAGCAACAGTTGCCGTATCGACGGCAGGCGCGTCAGGTTGCTCACCGGATCGGCACTGCACTCTGGATCAGATGCAGGATGGTCAGCAGGACCACGGGCACCCAGAGCGGACAGCGGTTGATGGCGTTGGCGATGGCCAGCAACAAAGCGGCCACGGACAGGATCATGGTGACGGTCAGCATAGAGACTCCTTATCGGGGAATGTTGGGAAAGCCCCCGGTGGCGGTATAGCCGCGTCCAGGCACCACGCGCCCGCCCGTAATACCGGCGGGCCGCATATCAAATTGCACCGCCGGCCCCAGGTTCGTCTTGGCACCGAGCACCTCGTAGACTTCGGCGCTGTCGAGCGGCGTATCATCCGGTGCACTCCACAGCACTTTCCACAGGCGCACGGTCCAGGCCGCCAGCCCGGCCGCCCAGTATTGTTCAAGCAGCGCCTGCACTTCGCGCGTCACGTTTTGCACCTCGGCCTGCACGCGCTGCAAGCGGTCCTGCGAGTTCTCCGGGAGCCACGGCACGCGGAAGCCCGCCCGCTCGAACGTGTTGCCGTGAAAGGTCAGGGGATCGACGTTGTTGACAAACCGCAAGGCGGTCGGTGCCCCGGTAATCTCCAGTTCCAGGAGGTCTACCCAGGGCGTGCGGGCTTCCAGGCTGTTCTTGTTGGCAATCTGTGCGGCCGTGAAAGTGCGTGGCATTAGTATCCCTCTTCCAGGTCCAAGCTGAATCGGTGCCAGCCATACGTGTCAGAGATGCCCGCTTTCAGTTTCTCCGGCATGGGAAATTCGCCGTCCGGCAACCGAATCAGCATGACGGGAAAGTATAAGGCCACAAAGCCCTCCGTGGCCGGGGTGCCCCCGGCGCTGCCGTCCAGGCTGCATGTGGTGGCGCCGATTCTGGTAATCGTATGCGTGCCGTTCTGCGTGGGCGTACTGGAGATCTCGACCATGTCGCCCGTCTGGTAGCCATGCGTGGCCACGGTCGTGACGACGTTGGGCGTGGCGGCCGTAATGCTGACGATGCGGTGTGGATAGGGGAAGGTCCATTCCACACTCAACACGCCGTTGGCCGTCTCACGGTACACAAAGTCCTGGAGCACATGAAAGTCGGCCGTCGTGACGATATATTCCAGCCGATAGCGCCGCGTGCCGCGCGTGTAGCGACTGCGCCGCAGTTCATAGCCGTCATCGACCCGGTGCACAATCTGCGGATGCTGCACCCCGGCCAGGGTGGTCGAGCGCGGCGCTGGACTGAGGGGAAAGGTCGGCATCGGCTAGGCTCCTCGGCCCAAACCCAGGGCCTGCTTGATGCGGCTGCCTCGGCCCTCGCTGGCGTTGGCGACGACGATATTCACCACGGTATTCTCCAGCTGCCGCAGTTGTTCGGCCCGGCGCTCGGCTTCGTCTTTGTCGGGCACAATGAGGTTGTAGACTTGTACAGGCTTGTCCTTGTGCCGGAGCATGTTTCCCAGTTCCCGCAGGGGTGCGACGACTTCGGGATTCCCGGCGCCGGCATCGCCCACTTGCGCCACGAGCGGGCGCGACACAATGCCGCCGGCCTTGAGGGAACGCGGTTGCACCACTGGAAGGGGATGGTCGCGGCGGCTTCCCGGGCCTAACACGTGCTTCATGGCAATCGGCACCTCCTCGCCGCGTGGCGTGAGCGCGACGAGGCGGCCCATGACATCGCGTCCGGTGGGGATAGCGCCGCCTTTGAGGGGAATGATGGCTTCAGGCACTTCGCCAACCTGGGCAATCTGTCGCTCACGGACGATGCCGCCTTCCTGAAAGGCGCGCTGCCCGGCAATCGCGCCGCCAATCGCAGAGGCAATGTCTGCCACCGGCGCGCCCCCACCGCCCGGCAAAGCCGCCAGGGCCAGATTCAACACGTCCTGAATGCCGCGCTGAATGAGGAGCTGTGCAATACTCAGGAGGATGCTTTGTACCATGTCTTTAAACGCATCCGAGACGCTCTTGGTGCCCTGAATGACGCCTTCAAAGGATTGGCTAAAGGCGGTGCCGATGCCCTCGGCCACGAGCATGAGACTCTGGCCCACGAGCGTGGTTTTCGCAAACTCGATCTGTGCATTTTGCAGGGCCTGGGCAAAGGTCGGCGCAAATTGCTGACTCATGTTCTCCCCGAGCAAGGCAATGCTGTCCCGCATGGCCTCGATCTCAGCCACGGTCGCCCGTAACTGTTCTTCCGGGATCAGTTGTTGGCGCAGATCCTTGGCCCGTACGGCAAAGTCGGTCGCGGTACCCTTGGGAATCTGGCGGGACACTTCAAAGGCGAGTTGCTCCAGGCGCAGTTTTTCCAGTTCCTCTCGCGCCGTCGCGATGGCGGGCTCCCAGGCGGCAAACCCGCGCCGCCCCGCCAGGGTAAGCGCCTCTTCCAAGTCCTGGATCCGCGTCTCCACCGGGTCAAAACTCCGGCCCAACAGCACGGCGAGTTGCGCAATCTCTTGCTGCCCTCGGGCCAGGCTGTCGGTGAGCCCTTGCAGGCTCATGGCCTCGAAGCGCTGCTGAATTCCGGTCACCTCTTTCTGAAACCCAGTCAGCTGTTGCTCGGCCACGGTATTGAGGGCGGCCCCCAGCACCTGCACCCGCTCGCCGGTCGCGTCAAAGGTGTTTCCCAACAGCGCCGCCTGCGTGGTAATGCGGTCCATCTGGCGCTCGATGGTCTGGAGCACTTGCTCCATCTGGGCTTCCTGTGCCTGCGGCGCCAACGCCGCGATGCGCGGGTGCACAATGTCGAGCTGAGACCGAGAGGCCTGTTGCACCGCCTGGCTCATGGCCTGAATCTTCGGCGTCAGGGCGTCAAACGTTGGCCCGAGGAGTGCCGCCTGGCGCTGGATCTCCGCTTCTGCCCGGGCAAGGTTCTCCAGGATGTCCTCGACCCGCAACTGACTGAGCGCTTGCTGCGTGGCCGCCGCTTGCTCGGCCGTGACTTGCAGACTGGTGCTGGCGGTTTGCTGGACGATTTTCTGAAATTCCTGGAGCTTGGCGGCGGGGAGGTCAAAGCTCTCGCCCAGGAGTGCGGCCTGATTGGCCATGGTCTGCACATCGCGGGCAAATGGCCCCATGTCGGGGACCTGGTCAAAGGCTTTGAGGCCCACCAGCGCTTGCCCCAGCCCTTGCAGGCCGGTGCTGGCGGCTTGCAGGGTGCGGATCTCAGCAATCAGCGCCTGCACGGCAGGGTGGGCAATGTCCAGCCCTTCCCGGACCAGTTTGTTGCGCAAGGTCTCCGACAGTTTTTGGAGCTTGAACTGTGTGGCATCAAATTGGAGCCCGGCTTGTCCAAAGGCCCGGGCGAGGGCATCCGCCTTCCCCACGTCCTCCGCATCAAAGGACGTGTCACGTCTGGCCCGTGGGGTCTTTACTTCGAGCTGGCCCTGCAAGGCACGAATCTGTGCTTGCATATCTTTTGGCAAGTCGCCCAGCGTAATTTTATTGGCGCTCATGATCTTGCTGATGTCGGTGAACGCCTTGGCAATTTCCTGGCTGCGTTCTTTGGGCAGGTCAAAGGCCTTGCCGCTGAGCTCCGCATTCGCCGCCACCTGCGCCAGGTCTTTATTCAGGCCGTTCATGACGCTCCGAATGCCTTCACTGGCTTTCTGCACGGCCGCCAGCTCTTGCTGCACGGTCCGCACACTCTCGGCCTGGCGCTGAAAGGGCTGCACCTGCTGGTTGGCTTCTTCGCCCATCTGGAGAAAGGTCGTGCGTAAGGCGTCCATCTCCCGCTGCGCCTCTTCCAGTTCCCGCCCGACCCGCCCCACGGGTGAGGGCAGAAAGGGCAGCGTGGGGGCCTTTTGGAGCTGCTCCAGTTTCTGGCGGAGGCTTTCGTAGCGCTGAATGACCCGGAGCGCTTCGGTTTCCTGCGCGGGCGACAGACTGATGCCTGGGGGAATGAGCCCTTGCAATTGTTGCTGGGCACCCCGTTCCTGCCCCGGCGTGACGAGCAGGCTTTTGAAGCGGGCAATGCGCGCGATGGCGGCATCAAACGCGCTATTGACCTTCAGGAGGGTTTCAATCACGGCCGCCAGCCCGGAGAGCACGCCACCACTGGCCAGCGCATTGCCCAGGTCCACAATCGCATTGGTGAGGCGGGCAAAGGAGGCCGCTGCTCGCGCGCTCGCGGCTTCAGTCGAGGCCCCCAGGTCTTGCGCGACCTGGCGGGCAAAGCGTGGCAGAAAATCGGTGGCCATCACCTCGCCCTGTTCAATCATTTTCTGGAGCTCGCTGGTACTGACGCCCATGGCCCGGGCCGCACTCTGAAACGCCCCGGGCAAATGTTCGCCCAGCTGTTGCCGCAGTTCCTCCATGGACACGGTCCCCCGGCTGAGCATCTGCGACAGCGCGCTCAGGGCGAGGGTCATGCGCTGGGTACTGAGGCCCATGGTGGCGCCCGTCGTGGCGATATTGGCAAAAATCTCCTGCACGGGGCGTCCGGCCAGCACCGTGCCACGGGCGGCGGCGGCGAGGTTCTTGAAGGATTCAGCGGCCGGCACAAATTCAATACCGATCCGGTTGGCGAGATCGCGGACAAATCCCAGGTTTTCGGCCCCCGCCCGTGCTGAGCCAGAAAACGCATTAAAGGAGCGCGTCAGGCTATCTATCTGCGTGCCCGTGCCAAGAATAAAGGTGAAGGCTTTGATGGCACCCAGGCTGGCCAGCACGCCTTGCAAGGAGCTCATGCGGTCAATGAAGGTCGTGAGGGAGAGATCCAGGCCCCCGAATGCTTGTATGCCTGCTCGCGCCGTTTGCGTCATGAGCTGCATGAGTTGGCTGAACACGCTCTGGCTGCTGCGGCCCGCTTGTTGAATCTGTTGTGCTGCGACCTGGGCTTGCTGCCCGAGTCGCGCAAAGGCCCCCTGCCCAAAGGCCCCCAGCTGCGCCCCACTTCCTGCCCGTTGGGCCTGTTGGACGGCCTGATTGATCTGTTGGCCCGCGTGTCTGATCTGTGTGGCGGCTATTTGGGCATCGCGTTGCGCCTGTTGCCCAAGGCGAGCAAAGGCGCTTTGTCCAAACGCCTGTGGCCCGCGTTGCGCCTGGATGCCTTGCTGCGCGTGCTGGACCGCCTGCTGCACCTGTTGCCCGGCCTGCTGAATCTGCTGCGCAGCGGTCTGGGCTTCGCGGCTGACCTGTTGGCCGAGCTGGGCAAACGCCCCGCCGCCCGCCGCAATGCGGGGCTGACGCGGCACAACAGTCGTCTGTTCCTGCATCTGCTGCGCAGCGGTCTCGACCCTTTTAAATTCCCGCACCGCCGCATCGGCCCCGGTACGGAGTCCCCGACTATCGAGGGTGAGTCGGGCAAACAGATCGCCAACAGAAATCGGCATAGGCTACTCCGGGTGTGCTGGCCCGTTCCGGCGTTGCAGGTTGGCCACCAGGCGGTTCATAATGGTCAAATCCTCTTCGGTCGGCTGCGGGCTTTCTGGCGTCACTGCGGCTCCTACGCCGCCTGGCGGCTCGTGCGGGCGATAAAAGTCCTGCGGTTGCCAGGTCTTGCGACTCCCGCCCAGCCCGGCGCCCAGGTTGGCAATCATGGCCGTGATGGTCCCCGCCCGCCAGTCGGCCCACTCTGCGGGCCAGCCCCCTTCCAGGGCGAAAAAGACCTCCCACTCTAACAGCTCTTGCGCAGAGAGACTGTGCAGCAATTCGGCTTTCGTCCGCCCTAGGCTGAGGGCGAGTCGGAAACAGAACCGCTCGTGGGGGTCGCTGAGTCGTTTTTTGCGTCGGCTACCGCTGCCTCAGTGGCAAAACCGCACAGGCGCTGCGCCACGTCGAACACACGCATAATGGCGCGCGCGGACTTCTGCTTGAGCAGGATGGTATCGCCCTCACGGAACAGCGGACGCCCGTCCTCATTGATACAGCAGCGCTCCACCAGCATGAGCCAAAATTCTTCGTTCTGGAACACTTGCTCCGGGCTGTCGTCCAGCCGGAACTGTCGCTGAATGGCATTGAACTCCGCCGCGGTGAGCCCCTGCACCAGCACCGTGCCGCCCCACTCGGGCACCTCGACCTTTTCTTGGGGCAAGTCGATTGTGCTGAGAATCGTCTGACGATCTAAGACCATACGCACTCCTGTCCTGTGACTGGCCAGTCGCTGACCAGCCGCTGTGCTAGGTGCCGGGCGTCATGATACGGGCACGGGTAATACGGCCTCGGCCGTTGCCTTCCAGCTTGCCCTCGGTACTGGCGGTCTCGCGCAGACTGAGGAGCACGCCGAGAAAGGCTTTGGCGGGCACGTGCGTCGTACTCACCTGCGGGAACAAGAGGCGCCACCACACCGGCGTCGTGGAGCGTTTGACGTTATAGAGGCCGGCGACCATGCCCTGGCCTACGCTGTTGGGGAGCCAGTTGTATTGCAGGGTAAAATCGGCGCCGATCATGCCGGCGACGAACTCGCGGAAGCCCTGGGGCGTATCCATGGCGGACACGTCGATTTCATCGTCTTCTTCGCCGTCTTCAATCGAGAGAATCGCCGGGATATTGGTATAGGCGCCGTTCTGCTTGGTCACCGTTCCGCCACTGGTGTAGGTGCCCGAAAGGTTGGGGGAGCCGTTCAGGGTGAAATTGTTGGCATCCGTGACGCGCACGAGATGATAATCGTTGATATTGAGAATCCCGCCGACGGCGGCAATTTCCACAATATCGTTATTGGCCAGTCCGTGGGCGGTGGCCTCGATGTCAGCGACCCCGCTGGTGACCGTGACATCGACAATGTTGATGGGACTCCCGGCAGTCATGTCGCCGAGTTGCACCTGTGTACTGCGACCTGCGTAGCCAGCCATGCCAGGCTCCTTTCTGGTGTGTGTGCGCCGACACCCTCAGCGCCCTGGGGGGCCGCGTGCGTGCGGCCGGAGTAATCACGCCGTCGGCGGCTCGTCTGCCGGGGTGACCGTGCTGTCCCCCTCAGGCGGTGTGGTGCTCGCGACGGTTCGGGTGATGGGCTGTCCTGCGGCATCCACCAGGGGCGAGACCACCTGCCGTTGTTCCTGGCGGGCTGCCGCCGTCTTCTGGGCATCATGGTCCCGGAGATGGACGACGATGTCCCGCGTCTCCCCCTCGGCCGACACGAAAAACGCGGCGCCGCAGGTGTCACACACGTACTGCGGGAGGCCCTTGAACGTGCTCTCGTGATAGCCCAGGGGATTGTCTTGCTGTATCGCGTCTCTTGTCGTACTGCGTTTGCGTTCGCTCATGAGAGTTCCTTGCTCGCAATGACGTTAAAGGCCACCAGGAGCCGCCCCCGCTCGTCTTGCCCCAGGCTGAACGGCGGCTGCTGTGGCTGTATCCAGTGATAGTGCACGCCACTGAGCGCCTGGTCGTTGACGCTATCGAGTGCCCGGTAGGCATTTTCTGCGTGCTGGCGTGCGGTGCTGTAGTCATTGGCGCGACAGAGAATCTGCAGCCCGGGGCGCTCGGTATCGACGGGCAGCCCTCCCAGCACGTATTGACCACTCAAGCCCCCTGTTTCAAACAGCGCCATGGCCGTATCTGGGCTATCGGGCAACAGACTCTTGAACAGGGTTGTGCCTACAGTGGCGACGCCTTCTGCGGCTAAAAAGCTCCCAATCTCATCAAGAATCATTGCCGGCCTCCCCCAAAAAAAACAGAGCCGAGTCGCTCCACGCCTGGAGTCCCTCGGCCCCGTTCCCTACCACCCCCCGGGGTAGCGGGTCTGAATACCGATCTACTTATACGTTTTAACCAGTGTTTCTTTGATATCCTGTTGGATCACCCCGTCCTGCACGTCAAACGTCAGGGAGATCGTCACATGCTGGCCGCGCCGCAGCACTTCTTGCCACCGCTGTTGCAGCATGGCCTGGATGCGGGCCATGGCCTCGCGGTTCGTGGGCCGGTCCAGGAGCGATTCTTGCCGCGCCTCACTCAGCGCTGGCACCTCCCGGCCATAGCCATCGTAGCGGGGCTTCCGCTGGCTACTCACGGCGTGCCCCCACGGATCATCGGCACGACATCAGGAATGCCCTCGCGCACCGCTTTTTCCAGGAACTTCGCTTCGCCCACCGGATGGTGTACGTCCAGGCGTTCGTGCACCGGGACCGCGTAATCCAGATTTTCACCGCTGGGGCTAATGCCGCCACAGCCCACGGCCACTTCAAAGATGTCGCCGTGCTCCTCAGAGACCACCCGGTGACTTGCGCGTAAATTTCCAGTTTCTATTGGAGTTCTGATCTGAGAGCGCCGTTGCGTCAGCAGCGCCCAGCGCACCGCCCCGGCCTGGCTCGTCTGTTGGAGCTTTCGTAGTTCCCGCTGCACATTCCGCATCACCTGCTCTAACCCCGTAAGTGCCACCGTGCCCCCTACAAATACGCCGTATATTCCATGGCATTGGTTCGCAGCGCCGGAATGCGGTCGACGCGAATGATCTGGCGCGCCGCGTCCACGGTGCCGGGGTCTGCCTCGGCAAACGTGCCCAGTGCCAGATAGCCATCGGTCACCACAGCACTGGCCAGATCGACGATACTGGTACTCTGTACTTCCTCGCCGGTGCGCGTGGTCACCGTCTCCATGCCGTCTTCCCAGCGACAGGCAATCTGCACGGGCGCGGCAAAGTCCGGGTGCCCATAGGCATCGGTGACGCCCGGGGCCCAGTAGGTGGCCGTCTGCCGCAAGGTGCGGTGAAACGGATTGCTCACGGCGCCGCAATCACGGCAAAGGTCGCGCGCCGTTTGCCCGCGTCCTGCAAGCCCCCGGTAGGGTCGAGCCGACAGGCCCACTCCCAGTACCGCGTGTGGCCGCTCGCACTGCCATAGGTCTCATACGTAATGCTGGCGCGCCCTCGGGACTCCGACTTGATGCGCTGTTCGTCCAACAACACCATATCGGCCGCGATGTTCATCTCAATGTGCACGAGGAGATGTTCATCGACACCCTGCCCGCCCAGGCGTGCCTCCACAAAGGCATGGCTCATGACCAGATACGGCGTAAAGTCCACGGTTGTGCTCGACGGCAGAAACGCTGCCAGGTCGGCATGACTCACCCGGGGTGGCGTTTCGGGCATCGACTACTCCTCTGCCGTGGGCCCCTGGCCGCTCTGCTCGTGCACCGCCGCTGCCACGCGCAAGGATTCCCCGACGGGCTCCATCAGGTCACCAAAGGAC